TCAGGAAGCAATATTACTTGTGATTTGAGTGCTAGTCAAACTCCAGTATGTCAAACTGATTCCTGGTACTATTTTGAGATTAGAAACAACTCATTCTCTGACATATTGAATTATTCTTCTACTGGACCGTTAGGTAGTTTGAGTGGTGGGATTGATGATGGAGATACTCAAGTAGTTGTTGCTAGACAATCTTCGGAGATAACAATCACAGGGGGAACGGACTACACTGTAACCCAAAAAGGATATGCTGGAGTATATCTAAACGCAGCTCCACAACAAGGATTTGTAGATGCTACTGCAGCTTGCGGTTCTAATATTAACAGCAGCTACTTTGCTCACTTCTACCTGCCTTACACCCTTTGGGATCACGGAACTCAGACAGACCCAAATAATTCAAGCTACGTTAATAGTAGTGCTGACTTTGATGGGCAGCAGTTGTTTAGGGATAATATGCTTTACTCTACTCAATATACAGGAGGTAGAACTGCAAGTCACGATGCTAGACACGGAGTCAAGTTTACTTGTTCTGGATCACCGTCTCATAGTGTACAATTATTATCTGTACCAGGAGGTTCTATTTCAAATGGAACGATTAGCAACGTAACTTCTTGTGCTTAAAAATACAACACAATCATTTTTAAATAGTAATATTAATATATAACAATTATGAAAGCCACTGAAATCGTAGAGAAACTTAAAGAAGTGCTTTTGGGAGCGAATGAAGTCTCTGAAGAGCAATTATCTGAAGAAGTTTCTGCTGTAGAAGAATCTACAGAGGAAGCCCCTCAAGAAGAAGTTAATCTTAATGAGGATGAACAACCAGTTGAGGTTGAAGCCGAAGAGACTCAAGAAGTTGAAGCAAATGAGGAGATTTATGTAACAAAAGAAGAATTTGCTCAATTAAAGTCTATGGTAGAAAAAATGATGGTCGATATGACTGCTCAGGATGAAAAGATGAACGAGGATGTCCCTAGGGAAGAACTTTCTGCGGTAGAAGATGTTGTTGAGCCTATGGTTCACACTCCAGAAGAAACAGCAGACGTTAAGACTAACCTGTTTAGCCAGAAGAAAGTATATACTACTTCTGATTCTGTATTCTCTAAAATAGCTAAAATCAAAAAATAAATTATTTAATAACAATAAAAAATGGCAACTACTACTTCAATTACTACAACCTATGCAGGTGAGAGCGCAGGAGAATACATCTCCGCAGCTCTTTTGAGCGGTAGCACTATCGAAAATGGTGGTATTACTGTAAAGCCTAATGTTAAATTCAAAGAGGTAATCAAGAAACTTGGTACTGATGGCATCGTAAAAGACGCTAGCTGTGACTTTACCGCGACATCTACTTTGACTCTTACAGAGCGAATCCTTCAACCAGAGCTTCAGCAAGTGAACTTGCAGCTTTGCAAGAAAGACTTTGTCTCTGACTGGGAAGCTATCTCTATGGGATATTCTGCTCACCACGATTTACCAAACAACTTCAGTGATTATTTAATCGGATATGTTGGTGCTAAAGTCGCTGACAGAACTGAAAGAAATATCTGGTCTGGAGACACTTCTACTAGCGGACAGTTCAATGGATTCACTACATTAGTTTCTACTGATGCAGATTTACCATCGGCTCAAGAAATCGCTGGAACTACAGTAAATGCTGGAAACGTTATCGATGAATTAGGTTCTATCGTAGACGCTATTCCTTCTACTTTGTACGGAGCTGAAGATATGTACATCTATGTATCTCAAAACATCGCTCGCGCTTATGTACGCGCTCTAGGTGGATTTGGTGCTAGTGGATTAGGAGCTGCAGGTACAAACTCTCAAGGTACTCAATGGTGGAATAACGGAGGCCTATCTTTTGATGGTGTTAAGTTGTTTGTAGCCAACGGTCTTGCTGACAACGATGCAATTGCCACTACTAAATCTAACCTTTACTTTGGAACAGGATTATTGTCTGACCATAATGAGGTTAAGGTATTAGATATGTCTGACCTTGATGGTTCTGACAATGTACGCGTAGTAATGCGTTTTTCTGCAGGTGTACAACTTGGAGCTATCGAAGACGTAGTAACTTACGGAATCGCTAACTCAGCTAACTAATAACTTAATAAATAATCAAAAAGGGTAGGTAAGCCTCGAGCCTACCTGCCCTTTTTTAATACCTAATAATATGGCTTGTGATTTAACAGGAGGAAGAGCTAAACCTTGTAAGGATGCCGTAGGTGGTGTTAAGAAGATTCACTTTGTGGACTTTGGTGATTTAGGAACTGTCACTATCGACAGTGATGACCAGGTTACTGATATGGGTGGAACGTTTAATTATCACACTTACGATGTCAAAGGGAACTCTTCTCTGGAAACAAATATTAATAGTTCTATTGAGAATGGAACTACTTTCTTTGAGCAGATTGTTAACTTGACTTTGCACAAACTAAGCAAAGAGGATAACAAAGAACTTAAGCTTATTGCTTTCGGTAGACCTCACGTCTTTATTGAGACTTTTGATGGTAATGTCCTATTGGTTGGAAGAGAACACGGTGCTGAAGTTACTGGCGGAACTGCCGTTACTGGCAGCGCGATGGGTGACTTGCAAGGGTACACTTTGACTCTTACGGCTGGTGAGACTACAATGCCAAACTTTGTAGATTCACCAACGGCGGCAGATCCTTTTGCTGGTATGACTAGTGCTACTGCAACTGCTTCTGCGCAAAGAACTTTATAATTAGTTCTTACTATAGATAAAGGGGGGCCTAGATGGCCCCTTTTTTTATATAAAACAGTAAGAAAAATATTTAGTTATAATAGTATGATAAGGTTGTTACCAAATACCAATTCGCAAACTATAAAAATGCTTCCTCGGGTCACAGTGGCCGATACAGGTTTGTCTTTAAAGATAGTTGAAGATGGAACTAACAAGTCTGAAACCTTAACAGACTTAAGCTCCACAGTCAATGGCAACTTTGTAGATGTGAATTGCACTTTCAGCATCCTATCTGACAATAGTATGTTCACTATTGAATTATTCAAGGGTTCAACTCTATATTATAGAGATAAGGTCTATTGTACGGACTCTTATATTTCTACATCGAACTATACTATTAATGATAGCAAGTACACTGAGAGTGAAAATGGTGATACCAATCAGCAATATATTTATGTATGAAAAACTTAAAAGTTGTAAATCTTTCGGGATACGAAATACCTAGGATCGTTGAGAAGCAGCGTAATTCTTGGGTGGAGTACGGTGAGGATAACAATTATTTCGGTCAGCTTGTTGAGAGGTACCTGGGTAGTCCTACAAATAGCCGTTGTATCAACGGTATTTCCGATATGATTTACGGCAGAGGTTTGAGTGCTACTGATTCTGAGCAAAAGCCTTTGATGTTTGCTAAAATGCAGGCATTACTTCAACCTAAAGAGGTTAGAAGAATATCTAATGACCTTAAAATGTTGGGTCAAGCTGCTGTTCAGGTCGTTTATAAGAATAGAAAGAAAGAAATAGGTGGTCTTTTTCACTTCCCAATGGAGACATTGAGAGCTGAGAAGGCTAAAGACGGTAAAGTTAAGGCGTATTACTATCACGCTAACTGGTCCAAGATCAAACAGAATGAAAAACCAAAGAGAATACCTACTTTCAAGAACGGAACTAGGTCTCAAAGGATAGAACTTTACATAATTAAGCCTTATAAGGCAGGTTTTTACTATTATTCACCTGTGGATTACCAAGGATGCTTGCAATATGCATCCTTGGAGGAGGAAGTGAGTAATTATCACCTTTCAAATATCCAAAACGGCCTACAACCGAGTATGCTCATCAACTTCAACAACGGAATCCCTAATGAGGAGACTCAAGAGATGATAGAGCATAAGATTTACGATAAATTCAGTGGGTCTAGCAATGCAGGGCGTTTTATTTTGGCTTTCAATGACGGAACAGAGAACCAATCTAATATAGAGCCTATAAACTTACCTGATGCTCACGCTCAGTATGAGTTTTTAGCTAAAGAGAGCCGAGAAAAGATTATGATTGGCCACGGAGTGGTATCTCCTATACTTTTAGGTATAAAAGACAATACAGGATTCGGTAATAACGCTGAAGAGCTTAGGACCGCATCTATTTTGATGGACAATATGGTTATTAGACCATTTCAGCAGCTTCTACTTGATTCTTTCAAGGAATTGATGGCGTATAACGACATTATCCTTGATCTATACTTTGTAACTCTACAACCAATCGAATTTACTGAACTTGATAATATAGAGACTAAAATCAAGAGAGAAGAGGAGACGGGAGAAAAGCTTTCTGCGGTAGAAGTAGTAGCTGAAGAGGTTAAAGTCCAGCAGGAGGCTCCTGAGAGCCTCACAGAGGGTGTTAACGAACAAACTGAAGAGGAATGAAGGCATTATTTGTTACAATGACGGAATTAAAGCGAAAATCTATACTAGATGGAGCTTTGGATACAGATAAGCTAATTCAGTTTGTAGAAGTGGCCCAGGACGTTCATATACAGAACTTCCTAGGTACTAAGCTGTATGAGAAGATACAGACATTAATAACTGCAGACACTCTTGATGATTCTGTGAATGCAGATTATAAAACATTACTAAACTCATATATTAAGCCTATGCTCATTTGGTATTCGCAGTATGCTTATATACCCTTTGCGGCTTATCAGATTAGTAATGGTGGTGTGTTTAAGCACACCAGTGAATCTAGTGAAAGTGCTACTAAGGAAGAGATTGACGCTCTAACGGCAAAGGCCAAAGACTTTGCTGACTTCTACACTAATAGATTCATTGATTTTATGATAGAAAAAAGCAGTGATTATCCGGAATATACTGGTTCGCAAGATGAAGGTATGTATCCAGATAAAGACCCAATGTATGGCGGATGGGTAGTGTAAAGAAAAAGTATAAACCAAAGTCAGAAAATATAGTTAAGCTGACTAAGTTTTTAAATAAGATAAGTAATGGCAAATAGTATAAACTGGGGTAAGATTTATTGTTTTACTGAGTTTGGATCAGAAAATTCTACAATAGCAGAATCAATTCCTGGATATTCAGCGGCAGCTTGTTTCTTAAGTCCTAAAGAACCTGGACAAATAGAAACGTTAGCGCTTACCGTTGACAATACATCCACATATACTATTGACAGTACTGTATTAAAAGCAGATCAAACATTAATATAATTATTAGAGTAATATGGCAACAGCAAATTTAAATGAACCAACTAGCGCAGTAAATGGGAATATCCCATTTATAGGCAGCGCGTCTGATGATGGAACTGGGAACACGCTCCGAGATGCCATCACTCGAATTAACGATAGATTGAAAGAAATCTATGGCTCACAAGATGGGTCTAATGTAGTTCAAACGCCTTTCATTGATCAAGACAATATCAAGGCGGATGCAATAGGCCACGATGAATTAGCCAACAGATATACTGCTAGAGCATCAGCCGTAACAACATCAGGTCCTACTACCTTGGATTGGTCTAGTGCGGCTATATTCCCAGTAACAATGGGAGGAAGCCACACACTAAACTTCTCTAGCTATAAGAAAGGGCAAGTAGTAGATATTATTGTTTCAGGTGCCAATCACACTATTACACTAGGAACTTCGAGTGGAACTCCTGCAATCAATCAAGTAGGAAGTGGAACATACGACAACACAACAACGAATCTAATCCAAGTAACTTGTACGGATGACGATGCTACTCCTGAATTTTTCTATTCAGTAGGTACTTATTCAGCCGACACAGACCCAGCATAATATGAAAGCAAAACAGATAAACGGACA